ATATATATTCAAACTGTCAACTGTGTGTGGGAATAATGTATAATCTCTGTAACGAGAACCATCCAAATTTTGAATCGGCGTAATACACCAATCATAATCGGTACCGAATTTTAAAAATCCCTCATACCAATCGTCATTTAGTTTTACATAATCGTGTAACAATACAATATTTTCATATTGTGCATGTTCAACCACTATATTCTTTTTGCGAGTAATCCATTCGCTTTTAATAGAATCATCAAATGGAATTGTTTTAATATGTTCAGTTGGTTCGATTGTTGTATTTCCAACTATAATAATTTCATAAATAGGAATTTTATTATTTTCAATTGATTTTATAATTTCATTTATGTAATTGTCATAACTACCTTCGGTAATTATACCAAATGTGAAATCCATGCGTATACAGATATATATGTGTATTATTCTATATATTTTTTCTAACAAATATTGAATCCGGCTAATTTACTTTTCAATGAAGCAGTCGCGCTTTTGAGTTGTAGAGTCGTTTGTTTTAATTCATTACTGGCTTGTTTGATAAAATTCACATCGGGATTGTTTTCCATGGCAATGGTGACCCCTTGTTCACATATTATATTCCAATTTTCAATCGTAGATACAGCTTTATCTATAATATTTTTCTCTTCCACCGATAAATCGGCATCTACCGGAACCACTTGACTCGGTGATACAAAATGTGATATATATCTCATTGCACAATTCACTTCGTCCATCACCCCTTCTAATACTATTTTGGTTTCATGTGCTGATTTTGGAAATTGAATGGTAGTCGTCGTTAGAATGGTTTGTTTGAATTTACCGAATACTTCGGATAAATTCCATATTTTACGTAGAGCAATCGAAATAGAGCGCAAGAAATCGATATCATTAATGATATTTACATTTTGCAATTTGATAATAAAACCATTGAATAATTCACTTAATTCATCAGCGGCTCTACTGAATTCATCGAATCCTTCCACATCGATATTTAAGCTCATTGATTTTGACTCATTCGCAATTTTAGACGCAGCACGAAATAATTCGGTATAATCATCAATACTTCCTTTTCCATGGAAATCGGTGCATTGGATTTTACTGGCATAATCTTTGATTTGACTCAATAAAATCGCGTTTTCACTTGCCGGATTTGAATCATCCGGATAAGTATCAACTGTATCTAATAATTTTTCTTGAATTTGGGGGTCATATAATTCGGGGTGAGTTGTGTCGAATGTGGTATAAGCTACATAATCACCGCTTGCCGTAAGTCCTTCTTTGTTTTTTATTTCAAGTCCGGGTTCAACCACGGTTTCATTTACAATATAGGTGGCAATGGTTGGCACATTGAATGAAATATCGGTCACACTATTGTATGAAATATCGACTACGTTAGTAATAATATTACTGGATAAATCGATTACTAGATTGTAGGATGAATCGATTACGTTACTTTGACTATTGGAGTTGGAGTTAGAATTGGAATTGGAATTTGAGTTGGAATTGGGAGAAGGTGGATGGGAAGATGAAGGCATCTATATACTTTACTAATATAGTTTATAATGCAAATAAAATAATTCCTAAATGGCTGCATGTATGCATTGAGAAATACAATTATTGCCAATACTTATACAACTGTAAAATACAACTATTGCTATGACGATATCATTGATAATATTATGATTATCAATGATACTAAAGGGACTATAAATATTGGTTATGTAATATTGAAAATAAACATTGGAAAATAAACATTGGAAAATAAACATTGGAAAATAAACATTGGTTATGCAATATATGTTGCGATTTTGGGATACTTTTACTATAAATAGTAATTCTTGTGAATGAGTTTTTGCATATGTTGCATATTTAAAAAATTTTTTATTTTTCGTTTTTTACTTTGAAACAATTAAATTTGAATTCTCAGTATTTGTATTTTTCCGTGCACATCCGCGTTTATGGGCGGCTAATGCTTTCAAATTGTTGGCAGTAAAATATTTACATAAATCACATTTGAATCCTTGTTTCATATTGGTTGGTGTGAATTTGGTGGATAAATATTTTTCCAAAGCTGTAAATTTCATTTCATCTAGTTGAGCCAATATTTTTTTGTGGCTCTCTTTCATGACATTCATGATGGCTTCTTTCTGCGTTAAAAACATCTGGAAATCTTTGTTGATTTCATCCAATACATCCTTGGGTATCGTATTTTCGCGGTCATTTGAATTAAATTGTTTCATTTTAACGGATAAATTATCAATTAAATCTATGGCAATTTTAATTTTGTCTATAGAATAATTTACATTATGAACAAATACATGAACATGACCATTTGTTATATCAATCGAATAATTCGTTTTACTGGCAATACCTGAATTCTCTGATAAAAATATACCATGACAATTATGCTCTTCGACACTTTGTAAAAATGGTTTAATTTCGTCTTGATTTACATTTCGTTCTACATTGATATTATACAATAATATGGTTGGTTTTGTATGTCGTTTCATCATTATTTGAGAATTGTGTATATTATTCAATTCGGCTGTGCAATATTGTTGACTTAATGAAATTATCAATTGGTCTTCTCCATGTTCCGTCGTGATTTGTGGTGATGATGGTCGACTTCTCTTCGTTATACACTCATACATCTCATTTATCATTTGCGATTGTTTTGTCTGGTTCAAATTTGTCAAATCTTTGAAACAATTTATATTTGTGTTGATTCTTTCTTCACATGATGATAACATATTATAAATGGGCTGTTGAGTTCCTTGCAAAATATTAGATGCTTTTGTTATGGTCAATGTTTCCATATTTGAAATCGTATTACTGAGTTGTGATATATTCTCTTTATTTTCATTCAAAGATGACAAAAGCTGTGAATTTATACTGGATATACATGCATTGGAATTCGATTACAATTGGTCTATAAAATCTATCAGCATCAAATTCATTGCTTCAAAATCTAATTTGGGATTTTTTTCATAAAAATCGATGATTTTTTTGTTCGTAATTTCAAGCTTCATTATGAAATATATATTATAATAAGAATTTATTTTATATATTTTTAACTTATATATTTAAAGATTTATTTATTTATTATATTTACCCTCGCTTGATTTTTAAAAAGTGAACGGTCGTTTTTTTGTTAGGGTTAATAATAATTTATTATTTATTATTAACATTTTATCGATCTTCAGACAATTCTATTGTCTATTTAATTATCGCCGGGAGGACCAGTTGAACCGGTAGGACCAATTGGACCTATTGGACCAGTTGAACCGGTAGGACCAATTGGACCTATTGGACCAATTTCGCCAGTTTGACCGGTAGGACCTATTGGACCAATTTCGCCAGTTTGACCCGTTGCACCAGTTGAACCGGTAGGACCTATTGGACCAATTTCGCCAGTTTGACCGGTTGGACCTATTGGACCAATTTCGCCAGTTTGACCCGTTGCACCCGTTGGACCGGTTTGACCAGTTGGACCAGTTGGACCAGTTTCACCGGTTGGACCCGTTTGGCCAGTTTGACCGGTTGGACCAGTTTGGCCCGTTGGACCCGTTTCGCCAGTTGGACCTGTTGGACCTGTTGGACCTGTTGGACCGGTTTCACCCGTTGGTCCGGTTGACCCCCTTGGCCCAGTTGGACCTGTATGACCATCTCTACCTCTTGGACCGGTAGGTCCGCGGACTCGTTTCAATAGATGTTTGATATATGACTTTATTGAATCGTTTAATTCTGCACTTCCACTAGATTCGCCAGATTCACTAGATTTGCTCGATTCACTATCACTCGAATCATTTTCAGCAGAGCATTGATGACTAGATATAGAATCATCTTCAGATCCGCGCCTTCAACGGTCTCTAGAATCTGATCTTCGTCTAGGAGAACGAGAACGTGAATGTCTTCCTCTGTATCCTCTATCATAATCAAGTAATCTCAAAATAGTATTCTCGTTGTTAATAGTATTGACTTCATCTCTTAATCTATTACGGTCAAGAGTATCAACGGTGTTAATGACATCTTGACTTCTCTGGTCGACCTTTTGTTTAATCTCGCAACAGCATTCACCCATTTCTTTAGATAAATCTTGTTTGTTCTTAAGAGCTTCATATTTAGCTTCTTGTAATTGAAGGGTAATACATTCTTTTACTTTTTGTTGTTCTAATAATAATGCTGCAAAATGATTATCTTGTTTACTAACCATTGCCGCAAAATGACCATCTGCTTTACTGTCAGTAACATGTGCAAGTTTTTGACCTTCTAATAACAATGATGAATAAAATTGAGCACCTTGTAATGCAGATGCTGCAGCTGATTTTTGTCCTTCATTCAATAAAGAAGCATAGTGAGTATTTTGATTTTGTCTAGTTTCCCATGCTGAATTACCGACAGCGGTTATCATATCACCATGATTTTTATTCATAGTAGACAATACTTCTCCTTCTAATGCGTTTAAGTTTGTAGTAATATCGCGTCTAACATCGGCTAATCTGGCTTGACTCGCGCCATCAGCAGTGATAGTGGTCATACGGTTTTCGCCAGAATTACGTTCAATGGATGCTAATAGTCCGTTATACGAATCTTTTGATGCACCTACTGAAGCACTTCCATTGCGTTCTACGGCAGCCAATATATCACGAGCAGAATCGTTAGCGGCTTGTCTAGATGCAGCATCTACCACTGTAGTAGTTAATCGTCCTTCACCCGCGACACGTTCAATCGCGGTCATCACATTACCACCATTGCGTTCAACGGCACTACTAATTTGTCCGGCAGTGCGTTCGGTGGTATTCATTCCATTTGCACCATTACGTTCAACGGCGCTGGAAATACCAGCATTTCCGCGTTCAATCGCGTCACGTAGTCCAAGTGAATGGGTTTCAACGGTTCCTACAATTTTACTTGTAGAATCATTAATATCTTTCGTTACACCAGCTAATTCGCTAGTTAATTGTCTTTGAGTATCACTGACTGCAAATATGGTCTTGTTTGTTCCGTCATAAATATTACTAGTAAGAGCCGAATTTTGCATAGCAGCAAGTATTTGAGCAGGATCAAGTGAATAAGGATTTACTCCTGCTGGGTAAAAACTTTGAAATTGTTGGTATGGTGGTTGACCGGGCATTGTAGGCGTAGTAGACATTATAATATCTATATACTAGTAAAAGAAAAAAAATAGAAAGTTTTCCCTAAATATAATGACTGCATATATGGTAACGAATTTGTAAAATAGTTTGTGAAAATTGTGACACAAAAAATACAACTGTAACTCTTGTAATCATAATTGTGAATTAGTAATTCGATTTTACAGCGGTTATGCTGTATTTAGAAATATTATTCGGTAAAATTTGTATTTTTTTATAAATCAAAACTATATATATTCGAAATGAATAAAAACCAAATCATAAACACCCTATCATATGAAAATTATTGTGTGAAATTAAAAGCCAACCAATTGTTACAAATGGTTACTGATATGCAAGAAGAATTGAACAAATTAAGAGTGGCAAATTCAAGAAACATATACGATTGCTCTCGAACATTATTCTCTATGGACGATACAAATATAGATAATTTGAGAAATGTAATTCAAGAACAATATGCCGAAATAGAAATGCTTAGAACCCATGGCCAAGAAACCGAATCAATCAAAAATAAAAATATAGAGAATGAACAAAAAATAGATGGATTTTCTAGAGAAATTGAGAGATTGAACCATGAAATCTCTCAAAAACACGGAGAATTTTCCCATTTTCAAAATACAATCTCCCAAAAAGATGAAGAATTCGGGAGATTGAACAATGATATCTCTCAAAAACAAGGAGAAATTGGGAGATTAAATAGTATATTAAATGAAAGAGATAGAGAAATCAGTATATTCAATCAACAAACACATGAAAAACATCGAGAAATTGAGAGATTGAACTATGAAATCTCTCAAAAACAAGGAGAATTTTCCCATTTTCAAAATATAATCTCTCAAAAAGATGAAGAAATTGGGAGATTGAACAACGATATCTCTCAAAAACACGGAGAAATTGAGAGATTGAACAACGACATCTCTCAAAAACAGGGAGAAAATGACCAATTCAAAATTATTCTGCAAGGAAAGGATGCCGAAATTTCTCATTTAAAAACTCAAATCCCCCAGTAAAATACAACTGTAATTACAAAATTACAATTGTATTACAATTACTATTTGTAAAATCACAAAAATCACTATTTTACAAAAATTACAAAATTCACAATTGTAATTTACAAAAATACAAGTGTGAAAATGAAATTTGTAAAATACATAGAGATAATTCTCTATATATCTGTAAAAATGGAGAGCACGGTAAAACAAATACAATTATATATACCAATCAATGAGTGTCTACCCGAAGAACTATATTCATTCACCCCCCAAGAGACAATTCTCTTAATTAAAACGGGATATAATACCCTCATTTCCGCGAAAAATAGTATCCATTCTCTCACCAATGATGAAATTTATTCAAAGATTCGAAGTGAAATGAAAGGAACCATCGATGACTTACAAGCAAAGGTCAATATATTAGAAATGGATTTGAAAATAAAAGAGGATTCTATAGAAAAACAAATCGGTAAACGTCTCTCTATTCAACAAGAAAATTTCGAATTTATTCAATCCTCTCAAATGAAAGAACGCGAACATATGCAGAATCGTATTATAGAATTAGAAAAGGAATTGCATAAACAAAAAGATGGCGAAAAAGAATTGAATTCTAAAATAAATGAAGAGGCAGTCAAGATAATTCACCACGAATTAGAGAGCATGAAGACCATATTACATGAAAAAGATAAACAAAATGAATATTATAAACAGACGTTTGACAAAGCTCTCGAAAAAATCGATATTCTTACTCAAAAAAAATCAGTCGTAAGTATCGGCAAACAGGGAGAACACCAGTTTAAAGAAATCGCGAGCGCGGCGTTTCGCGATTTTGATTCATTTGAATTGGCCGATGTGCATAATATAGGAGGCCAAGGCGATTTCCACTTGAAATTCAAAGATTTCACTATATTGGCGGATTCTAAATTATATTCCAATAAAGTGAATAGCACGTCCCGGGACAAAATCAAACGTGATTTGAAGAAAAATGAACATATTCATTTTGCCTGGTTAGTTTCTCTCGATACTATGATTGATAAATTTGATAAAGCGCCCTTCATGTTTGAATGGTTGACCGAAAATAAATGTATTTGTTATATAAATTCTCTCTTGAAATACGAGGAGCCGGGAGAAATGTTGAGAGCGGTCTGGTATTGTTGTAAAATTCTCTACGGAATCATGGTAAATGATGAATGCGATAATAGAGAAATAAATAAATTACGAGAGCAAGAATTGAAAGTGAGAGAAATTGCACAAAAAATGATTAAAAACGGGAGAGAACGAGATACAATTCTCTCACAATTGCGTAGTAATTTTGATAAAAATGATGAATATATCCGGGATATATTGAATAATGAAACCAATAAGCTGGCCGACAATTATTTCGGTATCGTTGTTGAATGGTGGAATTCTAAAATAGAAGAGACGGATTCGGGAGAGAGCATGAAATCTACCGCGATTTGGACCCAATTTAAGAGAGAGAATGATAATATAGGAGATATGGATTGCAATTCCTTCAAAGATATATTATGTTCTTTTTTGAAAGAGGACCAATACATCAAACCAAAAACAAAAGCGGGAGCATTAGATATAAAAAATATTCGATGGAAATCGACGACAAATGATGAGGTTCCACCTCCCAATAAAATCAAAATACAAACAAAATTAGTGAATGAAATTGTAAAAGTAGAAAAATAAAAACACACATTATATTCAAGTCATTATGTTTATAAATTTATATATTGAATCATATAAATTTATAATTTATAGCTTTTTGAAAAAAACATTATATTCACAATTTTCTAAGTCATTTGAATCAATACGTGTTATTTCGAAATGATTCTCTTTTAAAAATTTCTTAACGTTTTCAAAAACATTATTATTTTGAGACGCATATATGCTTTTTTCTTCATAAAGCACTGTCTCTATTACACCCTCTTTTACATTTTCAATATATTTACCTAAACTTTGTAAAACATCTAAATCAACACCTTGTGCATCTATATGAATAAAATCAATTGTTCTATTTTGTAACCCATATTCTTCTATAAATGTATCTAAACGAGTGGTACTTACTTCATATGATTCGCCAGAATATTGTACATCTATTCTACCATTCCATGTTTTAATTAATTCCTCATCTGGTCTAAATGGTAAAATCGATGATGCGCCACCTTGTTTACTAATATTAAATGTAGTTTTTCCATTAGTTAAACAAACCGCTTTTTCAATAACAGTATAGTTATGAATGTCTTTTGTTCTTTCATAAAGTTCTTGAAACGAATTTTTATTTGGTTCGAAGGTATATACATCATATCCATTACTATGATATCTTAAACTATCACTGCCATCAAAAGCGCCAACTTCTATCAATAATTTATTCATATAAATTATATTATATTTTATACAATATGATTTATATTTTATATGATTTTGTTGTAATATAATAATTACACCACCATTTGCCGGTCGATAAAGACACTTTTGGCAATATTTTTGACAATTTTGTCGTTTTTCTTTTCAACATCGGTGCCTAACGGACCACCTAGCGATTCTTGCATAATATTGAATGCCATATTAAATTCGTCCGAGTCCAATATTTGCATATTTGGATGCAAATTATTCCAGGCGCTTATTTGCTGAACATTTTTGAAAGCGATTTTTTTTATAGCGGCCTTTATTTTTTGCAATTCAGGGTCTTCTTTAATCCATTCATTTTGCTCTCGAATATACAATGTGTCTCTCTTGATATCGGTGCAATGCACCGGTCTTGTATACAAATCTAATTTTTTCAATCCATTCATGAATATTTGGGTAATACCGTTTACATATCCAGTATTGCCTACATTCTCCAAATCATCAAAGGTTATTTTCAAATTTTCAACGAAATCAACTAAATTTATTGCATTTTTACATTTCTCATTCAAAAATAAGTTTAAATTGAACTGCGTGTTTGTTTGATTATTGGTTGTATTATTTATCACTTGATTGTTTTGTGACAATTCGATGATTTTTTTATTTTGTTCAATCATCGTATTTGTTTGGTCCATTAACATCTTTTTTAGTTCATTGTTTTGTTTTATAAAATCAATAATCATATCAGTAGATACTGCCGGATTTTTAAATTCCATATTTTCGTTTGTTAAGTTATTATTATTGTGATGACGATTATCCTGGTTTTCAATACATGTTTTATTATGTTTCCATAATCCACTACGATTTTTATATTCTTTATTACATATATTGCATTTTAATTTGGATGATTCTACTGGTTCTATTTTTTTACTATGTTTTGATGTGCTCATGTGTTTGTTTATATTTTGTTTTATATCAGTTACATAATTGCAATATTGACATTTGTAATGTTTATCTTTTTGTATGCTGATATCTTTATTATTAGGATTATCTATATTTGTAGTAGCTGGTTCTTCAATAAATATATTTTGCTGGTTCACTTCTTTTGGCTTTGGTAATGGTTCAATGCTATTTAGGGTTGCATTTAGTAATACAAAATATTCTTGTTCTTTTATTCTTGCTTCATAATGATCTCTGCAGTTAAAGATATTAATAATTTCCATACTCCAATTGGTCCATCCACCGGTAGTTCGAATAGTTTCATATAATTTGTATTTATAATTTGGTGAATTTGGATTTATACAGGATTGTTTATGATGATGTTTTCTTTGCACAAAATTAGTAGTATGACCTACATATACATCTTTTATGGTAGGATCTTTGCAAGTTATCTTGTAAATAATAGTATTAGAGTAATCAATTTCAGTTTTTGGCATTGTAAATGTTATAATAATCTTATATTTATATTATATTATCACAAAATAGTTTTATGATTTTTTTAAGATTTAAAAAAAATGCCTAAATCACAAATCATAAAAATATAATGTTATATTCAAATGTATCTCACAGTCAACCACCTGTTTTGGTAAATTCGATGACCAGTTGTATATGTTTTGCTCGTATATGCAGTAATGCAGTTTTTCAATGGTAACAAATGACTAGTAAAATGCTTTTAATACTTTTGGTTTCCATTTGGTTTCCATTTGGTTTCCATTTATTTTCCATTTGGTTTCCATTTGGTTTCCATTTTGAAAAACGCAGTCATTTCGAAATTCATAAATGATTTATTGAAATCATTTATGATAACAAATTTTAAAAAATAAAAACGCTTATACTTTTTATACTTTTTGTTTCCAAATCTTATAAACCAAAAAGTATAAATACCAAAAAAGTTTTGGTCACAAAGTTTTCATAGAAAAATAAATTCTCACTCGTTATGGTCACAAACACTTTTTTTGCAAATTTGAGGACCCGTTTTTATAAAATGGACATTTTTAAAAATGTCCAAAATGAAAATCTCGAAATGAATCTAGAAAGGCCTTTTTTTCAAGATTCAATATGGTAACAAAAAAGTTGTATTCATTCACTATATGGCAAACCACAAATGCTTTTAAATGAAATACAATGTTATACCAATATATCACTGATAACTTGTTTGTTTAGTGGTATCTCTTTACTAATATTCTTGATGATTTTTTCATTGTTCTTATCATCACCACTGCATGCTTCTTTGCAAATTTGGATTGATTTTGTTATATGGTCTTCTCTTTCAGCATCCCCTTCTGGAACATTCTTGGACCAATCTACACATTGTCGTAAATTGGTTTGACTAACATCACTAATTGCTTTCTTGGTATCTTTCAGGTCATCATCTTTGTTCCAAGAATCATTATTGTGAACATAGAATGTATTCCGGCGTTCATCAGTGCAATGAAGAGGACGTTCGGTAACTTCCATGGATTTTAATTCCTCGATAAAGAGTTTGGATATTCCATTTACGTACCCGTGTTCATATATTTCCATCATATCAACCTTTGATTTAACAACTTCAATGAACTCACTCATGTTCTGGGCGTCCTTGCATTTGTCGGCAAGGAACATGGTAATATTGTAATTCTTATTATGTGAGTTAGTATTATGACTATTGGTATTGGTATTAGAGGGTTGTTGGTTCTTCACGATCTCAGTCAATGTTTTATTTTGCTCAGTCAATGCTTTATGTTGTTCCACCATTGTATTTGTTTGGATAAGCATAGCATTACGTATTTCTTGGTTCTCTTTGATTAGCATTTGTATGATTTCGATCCAATTGGTTTCTGTGTCTTTGGGACCTACATGAACTGGTTCTTGAGTTATAGGTTCTGCAACTATAGGTTCTACTGAAACATCATGGATGCAAGTTTTCTTGTGACGGTAGTATCCAGAAGAGTATTTATATGTACATCCACAATGACATTTATACATTTTTTGAATGGTAGTGGATGTATCATTTTGTATCATTTTATGTTTTCGAGTCATTATATGAGTATTATAATTACTTTGTTTACTGCATATGAAATTGCATTTTTCACAAGTATATTGTTTGGCATTTTTTGATGCATTTGATTTTTGTTTGTGACCATCGGATAAGATATGACTTGCCCATTCGGTTTTAAGGCATTCAATATTACATTTTTCACAAAATATTTTTTTCATATACTTTGGTTTAATTTTAGAATTATCTATATTTGTAGTAGCTGTTTCTTTAATAAATGTATTTGCCAGAATTACTTCTTTTGGTTTTGGCAATGGTTCAATGCTATTTAGGGTTGCATTTAGTAATACAAAATATTCTTGTTCTTTTATTCTTGCTTCATAATGGTCTCTGCAGTTAAAGAAATTAATAATTTCCATACTCCAATTGGTCCATCCACCGGTACTTCGAATAGTTTCATATAATTTGCATTTATAATTTGATGAGTTTGGATTTATACAGGATTGTTTATGACAATGTTTTCTTTGCACAAAATTAGTAGTATGACCCACATATACATCTTTTATGGTAGGATCTTTGCAAGTGATCTTGTAAATAATAGTATTAGAGTAATCAATTTCAGTTTTTGGCATTATAAATATTATAATAATCTTATATTTATATTATTAAATCATAAAATTATTTTAAGATTTTTTTAAGATTCAAAAAATGCCTAAATCCTTTTTCGTATAAATAATAAAAAAAAAATATGCAGTCATATATTTTTTACATTTTTCCATTTCAAAGCATTTCAGTCACAACCGCTTTTTTTGGCAAATTCTAAGACCCGGTTTTATAATTCTGACATTTTTAAAAATGTCAAAAATGTCAGAATCGAAATCTGGAAATGAATCTAGAAAGGCCTTTTTTTCAAGATTCAATATGGTAACAAAAAAGGGTATTCGTTTATTATAATGCAAACCACAAATGCTTTTAAATGAAATACAATATTATACCAATATATCACTGATAACTTGTTTGTTTAGTGGTATCTCTTTACTAATATTCTTGATAATTTTTTCATTGTTCTTATCATCACCACTGCATGCTTCTTTGCAAATTTGGATTGATTTTGTTATATGTTCTTCTCTTTCAGCATCCCCTTCTGGAACATTATTGGACCAATCTACACATTGTCGTAAATTGGTTTGGCTAATATCACTAATTGCTTTCTTGGTATCTTTCAAGTCGTCATCTTTGTTCCAAGTATCATTATTGTGAACATAGAATGTATTACGGCGTTCATCAGTGCAATGAAGAGGGCGCTCGGTAACCTCCATGGATTTTAATTCCTCGATAAAGAGTTTTGAAATGCCATTCACATAGCCATGTTCATATATTTCCATCATATCCACCTTTGATTTCACAACTTCAATGAACTCACTCATGTTCTGGGCGTCCTTGCATTTGTCGGCAAGGAACATAGTAATATTGTAATTCTTATTATGTGAGTTAGTATTATGACTATTGGTATTAGAGGGCTGTTGGTTCTTGACAATCTCCGTCAATGTTTTATTTTGCTCGGTCAATGCTTTATGTTGTTCCACCATTGTATTTGTTTGGATAAGCATAGCATTACGTATTTCTTGGTTCTCTTTAATTAGCATTTGTATGATTTCGATCCAATTGGTTTCTGTGTCTTTGGTTCCTACATGAACTGGTTCTTGAGTTATAGGTTCTGTGGTGGTTGTATCTGGTTTAATGTAGGTGCACGATTTTGCGTGACGATAATAGCTTGATGAATGTTTATAGGTAGACCCACATTGACATTTATAGTCATCCACATTTTTTTGTATAGCATTTAATTTGTTAATATGCTTCTGGGTAGATAAATGAACCATATAATTACTCTTGTAACTGCATATAAAGTTACAATGTTCACATATATATTGTTTTCTAATTTTTTTATGTAGCATTTATATTAATAAAATGTATATAATGCTACAAGAAAAAATGTCTAAATCATTTTCCGTAAAAATAATAAAAAAAAATATGCAGTCATACAAAAAATATAATTTTCGATTTCAAAGCATATCAGTCACAAACACATTTTTTGACAAATTCTAAGACCCGGTTTTATAATTCTGACATTTTTAAAAATGTCAAAAATGTCAGAATCGAAATCTGGAAATGAATCTAGAAAGCCCTTTTTCTTAATCCCTATTTATAAAAATATGCAGTTATTTATATAAATAATATCATCAAACTTGTCTGCATTTTACTGGCTAACTATACATAATATTTATCAATTTGTATTACACTTTTTCTGCACGAATAATATTAGGATATTCATTTATTACTGGAATTCTATAACCATATCCAGTTATCTTATATGAATTTCCTGCATCAAAGCTTGTATATAATTCTGTGCTATTGAAGAACAAATAAAACAAAGAATTTTTTACAGAATATAAATTTCCATCTGTATCAGCAACTGTATTTATACCATATTTTCCACGAAATACGTTGGTCTCTTTTATTTTTATGGTTTTTTCGAAACGCGTTGCATATGCATACAACATATTTATTACCAAAACAAATACCAGCACATAGATATAATATCTAAATTCATAAAGACGACGAATGATTTCGTTTTTCATTATAATAATTGTTGAGATATTTCTCTATATTTTATATTTTTCAAATGCCTAAAATACATTATATGAAATCATATATGAGTTATGAAATTATGATAATTGTTTAATAATTAAATGACATGATAATGGTTGTGACAATGCTCCGGTAGCTTCGTCGATTTTAATTCCTCCAGCAGAAGCAGTTGATGGATTATGAATACTTAATGTAGATTGGTCGCCGGATGGTGTTGCAATAATAGACATACCAACTATAAAACCGCCTCCAGATTTACCAACAACGGTTTGTGATAGTTCTTCACCATTTAATACAATAACTAATTCACCAGTATTTTGAACGGTAACTTGGAAAGTGATTTCAAAAATACTGTTTGGAGGTAATAAAAATTCAAATGGACTACCAGCGGACCTTTGTATTGACCCATATGGATTTATAGAAGGTCTTGGAAAGTGAACAGCTGAACCGGGGTCAATTGAATCCGGATTATCATTATCTTCTCCAGAAACCCCACTCATTAATCCATAAAAATCTGCAAAATTTAATATGCTAGATGCACCAGTAGGGCCTATAGAGCCAGTTGGCCCTTGGGACCCGGTTGGACCCGGAGAACCAGTTGGACCTTGAGAACCGGTTGGACCTTGAGAGCCGGTTGGACCCGGAGAGCCAGTTGGTCCTTGGGACCCAGATTCACCTTGAGAACCGGTTGGTCCTTGGGAGCCAGTTGGACCTTGAGAACCGGTTGGACCTTGAGAGCCGGCTGGACCTTGGGACCCGGTTGGACCTTGGGAACCAGATTCACCTTGAGAGCCAGTTGGACCCGGGGACCCGGTGGGTCCTTCGTGACCGCGACATCCATGAGGGCCGGTAGGACCAGTTGAACCATCATCCCCACAGCATCCACGTGGTCCAGGAGGTCCAGGAGGGCCATCACAACCATCTTTACCGTGATATCCCCTTGGTCCGGGAGGACCAGGTGGTCCATCACACCCGTCGCAACCATCTTTGCCATCTTTTCCATCACATCCGTCCTCTCCATCACAACCATCTTCTCCATCTTTACCATCTTTACCATCTTTACCATCCTTGCCATCTCTACCATCTTCACCGTCCTTACCATTTCTACCATCTCTGCCATCTTCACCATCTTTTCCATTCTCTCCATCTTTGCCGTCTTTACCATCTTTGCCGTCACGACCATCTCTGCCATCTTCACCATCTTTTCCGTTCTCCCCGTCTTTACCGTCACGACCATCTTTCCCATCTCTTCCACATTTACCATCCTTTCCATTTACACCATCTTTTCCATCTTTACCATCAAGTCCATTTCTCCCATCTTTTCCATCTTTCCCATCTCTACATTTTTTGAATTCTTTGCAACTATTCTCTATTTTACACTTTTTTTTAGGAGATGTATTACTACAATTTTTATAAATTTTACGGGAGCATTCTTCTTCTTCGGAATCGTAACAATCGGTTTTTGGCATATAATTATATATGTCTATAATATAACAATGATATTATTTATCAGCAAAAAAATATTTTGCCTAAATAGTTCACACGATATATGCAGTCATAAATTACAACTGTAACTATAAAAATACAATTGTAATTATCGAGGATTGATAATCATTACAATGGTTTGACCATCTTTTTCACATGAATCGTCTTTACAACATTTGTCAGGAGTTTCGCAACGAGAGCATTTGCATTTTCTCTCATTTTTCTCACATTTATTGGATTTATAGCATTTATCACACTTACATTGCTTCTCAGAACTGCTTGATGAAGATTTTTCACTTCTTTTTTTATAGCATTTATCACAGTTACATTTTTTCTCTCGTTTTTCATCACAATCAGAGTGGTCAGAATAGTCAGAGTAGTCGTAATATTTTGTATAGTAGGAATATTTATGTCGAGGCATAATATAATATACCTAAATATATTATATTAACACGATAAATGCAGTAATAATTATAAAATGTAAATACAATTCTGCACTTTGTATTTTTATTTGTAATTACAAATACCACATATTTAGGTATATAGGAAAAATTTCTCAACTATAGTATATACAAACGATTTTTTTTGCCAATTGGCAACTGCATGATTGAGAGATTCCGCCCTTCGGGCGGGCCCGGGGCCCGGTTCGGTCGCTCGGTGTTACCATAATAAAATAATATATAAAATATTGTCACTGCAATTATGCTGCTGAATATATAATACTATAATACCACTCGATATATACATTATTATCATAGTCATATATTATCCACTGCATATATGCTGTATAATGCAGTATTCGTCGGTATACATATACTGCATCTAAAATGGTATGCATTACTTGGTATATACACTGCATATATGCAGCAGAGTCGAGATATGAGTGTGTTATACCGGTTGGTATGCAGTCAATAAATGAGTTGTGAGCATATATGCAGTGGCAGTGAGAGGGAGGCGACCAGTTGCCTGACCATATACGAGTGGCAATACACTGAATTATTTTATTGGCGGGCGATATTTTCTCAGGGGTATTTAGGAATCGGTCTCAAAACACGTTTTTTTTAGCGTGTCATTTATGACATGGGTTCCCCAT